TAACCACATTTCCGTTTCTAACACATTGATTTATATCAACATCTGATATATATGTCGAATTTACAGTTAGACTAGATACACGGTTTGGTGCCGATTTTGCATAATATTTTCCATCTTTTTTTTATTGCTTGTAATTCCATATCTTTTATAGCTTAGATGATAATTATTGATTTGTTTTATACATTACTACACCACTATATTGCTTATTAGCTGAATCACTGTAATGTGAAGGAGAACCCCAATGTGTTATCACATTATTTGAAGAAATTCTTAATCTTACTGTATCTCCTTTTGCGCCATTATTTCCAAATAAGGAAAATATTGTTGTTGAAACAGCTTGTGGTACGCCCGAAATTATAGTTGTATAGTTTGGTGGAACAGATTTAAAAGCTATTGCTCCAAATTCTATAATTACTAATTTTCCTATTTTATAACAATATACTGTAAAATCATCCGAATATACATATTCATCATTTATTGTTAATGGTATCTCTTGTATATCTAATATTTCACTCAGTTCCTCTATTGCAGTTTCGATGTTGGATTGAAGCTGATTTAATTCTGTTTTATTTGCTTTGCTTTTTAATAAATTATCAGTTTCGGTAGATGTATAACATGAGTCAATAAGCTCTTTTAATATCTTTCCCTGTTTAGCACTCAATGTTTTATTCACATCATCTGAAGTTAGTTCATTAACAATATCTAATATGTTTACTTTTTTATTTAGCAATTCTTCTATTTCTTCTTTACTATAAATGTCTTCTGTATTTGCATTAGTTACAGTAAAATCAAAAGTTGAACCATTTGAAAAGAGTATCGTATATGTATCAATCAACCCTTCCGTTTTTGCTTTTTTTATATTTACAATACCGTTTCCGTCATCGCCTTTTTCACCTTTTAATCCTTGCAGTCCTTGCTCGCCTTTCGGACCTCTAGGGTAAATATTTGCATCAATTTTCTTCTTTGTTGAAACTTTACCTGCAATTTTATTTTTAGTTGCAATTGATATATCTATTTTATCCATTATTATCATCTCCTCTCACTTTTGCAGGATAGACAATAAATTGTTTTGCTCCATCTTCGTCATAACCTAGAATAACATCTTCATTTAATGAAATTGAATACCAATATGTCGTTGCTTTATTATTTTCTGGACAAAACATTGTATCTTCTTCAACAAGAAATATGTCTGCTTCTGTTGTGATATTTGATATTGTTAAAGTCTTTTCTAGTAGTGGTTCTTTAGTGTACCCCTTTTTTTCAAATATTCTTAACAATATTACATCTCCTGGTTGAAATTCGTATTCCTCATTATTTGCAGTCACTGTAATAGTACCTGTGTCTCCTCTATTCAAAGAAATAGTTCCGTCTGATTCAATTTTTAACATAGTTAACTCCTTTCTCTTTTAATTAAAATTCATATATCCAAGAACGTTAAGTGTTGCATTGACATAGCAACTGTTTTGAGCTTCTATTTGCGCATAATTGCTTGCACTAACAGAAGTGGAATATTTACTTTTTAATAAGAAAATGCAATTGTTGTTGTTTATATGTGATTTTAAATCTACAGTGTCCTTTATCTGTGCTCCATAATTAGAATTACTTGGTGTAGTTGGTGTCCATGTTGCATTGTTTCCTGAAAATACATTGCTTATTTGAGTACTCATACTATCTAAAATATTATCTTCTGTTTGGTAATTGGATATTAATTTATCTGTAGATTTCATTCTATATATTGCTAGTTGTTTTACATAGCCATATGAACTTAAATTGTTCCAATATACTGGATGTTCCACAATTCTTATATAAGCTTTTTGTATTATAAAATTTGCCGGAATATTTGCGTTTATTATTATCCAATAACTTGATAAAGAATTGTTTCCATCCCAATAATTCCCGAATAATCCATTTAAGTTATAATTTAAGTTTACTCCAACAAATTGTAAATTTGTCATTAATCCCTTATCAGTTATAACTGTTGCACCATTATAGAGATTTACATTACCTGAGCTATCAACTTTAAAGTTTTTTGTATCTATTGTTCCTTGATTTAGATTTAAAGCCATTCCAACTTGGTTGCTAACATAGTTATTTGACTGTATGATCCCAGTTCTAATTGAATCGCCACTAATTTGTGAAGTTGTACCTGTTGCTTTATCTAAATAAATTACTGCACTATCTGTTGTCGTTATTACAGTTCCTTTTAATACTTCTAATACATTTCCACTTTTTTCTGCTATAGCCCCTGCATAATTTACACTTGTTACAAAGTCTTGTGCACTATATATCTCTTTTCTTCCTATTTGGCATACATACAATGAACCATCTTCCTTAATCCACCAATCCCCGCTTTCGTACGGTGGCGTTGGCGTTGTTGTAAATACCTTTCTCTCATTGTCTCCTGAAACTAATTCTGTATTTGTTAAAGCCATTGCCTTTAACAATGTTGCATCAGTATTCTTTTCCCATCCGTTTAACGTATACTTATAAACAACTCCTTTTGTTCTTGAATAAAAGAAATCTCCAATATGTTCATTGGGTGTTTCCCAACTTATATAGGGCTCTGTTAGTGTTGTGGGTTCATCAATATCAAAAAACCAAAGTGAAATATCACTCTGGTCTTCTAATATATCTTTTAAATTTAATACTAATGCATTTAGAAAAGAATTTAATGAATTATTGACTCTTACTATTGTATTATTGCCTGTTCCGATTATCTGATTCTGTGCTTGCAATCTTCTTTCAACTTCTTGCCAACTATTAATACCAACACAATCTTGTTTGTTCATCTGTTCCTCCTTAAAAACTTACTTGCCCATTATTATAGACTTTAAAACCTTGCATTTTAGACATGATTTTTAGTTTTTCTTTGCTTGATAATTCAAAATTATTTATTATATTAAATATATTTTCTCTTTCTGCATTTGTTGTTTTGTATTTCATACCAGTAAGAAGTAGTTTTTGTTCATATGTAAAATTACTATCATCCATATAATTGTAAAACTTAGTTTTTCCACTTCCTGATATTGTTTTTCCTTTTACTGTTCCATCATCTTTTTTATCACTGCTAAAGTCTTGCAACTTGTAATCTAGATAATTATTAATATTAAAATTGTCCGTATTGTTTAATATTGAATATGTCTTATCATCACTACCAATTGTACTTGCATAGATTGCCTTCTTAGAACCTATGTTTGAATTTTTTAGTATCTGTATTCTTTGTTTATCTTTTTTTACATCAGCTGTTGCTCCAATATATAAGAAATAGTCTTTAGCGTCTCCACCATTTTTAATAACATCTTGTACTTTCTTATATACAGAACTATCTTCATTATCTATGTCATTCCAATTTGCATAAGTAGACTTTATCTTTGCTTTTGAGTATTTATATGCTTCTGAAATTGCTTTAACTTGTTGCTCTTGTGACATTTTATTAAAAGCTTTTGAACTTGTTAATCCGCTTACTATCGCATATGATGTTTTTCCATATTCCTTCTTTAATTCTGCATATTCTTGGTCTGTTAATCTATATTTTTGTTTATCATATGTTAATGTTTTGTTTATATAGCTATCTGGCAATACTGAACTTTCTCCAGTTTTATCATATAATTCTGTAAGTGCTTTATCCGTTGAATTAGTTGTTATTTCCTTTTTAGTCCATGGTAATATTGCATTATCTATATAGTTTCCTTTTTGCTCTTTTTCATTGCCCCACACGTCTGTTGCAACTGGAAGCATTTGTCTTAATCCTGGTATTTTACTAATTATTTGATTTTTAGTACTATCTACTGCTTTTGAAAGAATACCACTTTCAGTTGAAGTTGTAGAACGTTCTTTATCATCTAATGTTTTTGATACTTGTCCTAATGCAGTAGGGAACATCTGATTCACATATGATTTTCCCATATTTACTAATGTATTACTTAATCCTTGCATTGGGTCCTGTGAATATGATTTTAATGTACTTACTAGACCAGAGACCATACTCATCTCGCTCATTGGATTCATTGCTGTTAATCCTGCATTTGCAACATTTTCAAGAGAGCTAATGAATTGATTTTGATTTTTCACTTCTCCACTTTCTCGTCCAGCTTTTAAAAGTTGTGAAAATTCAGAACCTATAAACAATGGAATACCTGCTGGTGCTAACCAATCTAAAGAATATGTATTATCTCCAATCTGTATTGAGTATGATTGTTTTCCTTGTTGTTCTTCATACGCTTCCTTATCGTCATCATCACCACCACTTGCTTTTAATATTCCAGCTTCTGTTAGTGCAAAACCAACAAGTGCAATTCCAGTTCCTGTTAATCCTTTACTGATATTATCTATATATTGGTTTGCAGTTATCTTTCCCTGTCTTAAGGCTACTCCACTTCTAACTATTTCAAATCCTAGTCCTACTGGACTGTATTGATATCCTGTTATTGCCACGTTTATTGGCGTTTTCTTGAATGGAAACAAACCTCCAAATATAACTCTTGTAGCATTATTTTTATTTTCTATTGTATTTATCATTGATGCTATTTGACATTCTTGATGAAATGTCGCTTCTTGTGCTTGCCTAATTGCATAATTTCTCGCTTTTTGTAAATCTTTATCACTTATATTTTTTATATCTAATTTATTAGCTGTTATATATTCTGCTAAAGCTTTTGGATATGCTGACTTTAATCCTATTCCATCTTCTGCTTCTAACAATTTACTGTTAAAAGTTCGTTGAGCATTCTGTAATCTTGATTTTGGGTTGTACTTGTTATCATTTAATCCAAGTTCTGATTCTACATTCTTTATATCATTTTTTGCAAATTGTCTTACTTCTTTACTTGCTCTTTTTATTGTATGATTTCTTTCATCTGAATTACGTAAAAATACACTTTCTAATCCACCTGCTATCTTATTTTTTGTATCTTGTACTTTTCCCATTACTAGGTTACCTACAATGTTTCTTATATGTGTCTTTGGATTAGCTAACATACAGAAATATCTCCACTCATTTAATTGTTCTATATGGCTTTTAGGTACTTGTTTTCCTAATTCTTCATATACTTGGTTGATATTATCTTGCAAATTTTCTTTTGTAGAGTTGAGTATTTTTTGTTGCATCTCTGGAGTAAAATCGAACTGTGCACCGTTCTTGTTTCTTCTTGCTAAATCTTTATTCACTTTATCTATAGAACGTTGAATCCACACTACTTGTCCTTGTGGTGTTTGATGATTTAATAAAGACATTGCCTGTACTGCTTGGCCTGCTTCTGTTCCTGCCATTGCAGTTGTTTGTATTGCTTCTTGTAATCTATCTTTATCACCAATTTTAGAAAAATATTCTATCAACCTTTCTCCAGTAGCTATATCTACCGCTGTTATCTTTTTATTATCATTTACATTAGTAGTTAAAGATGTTAATGCTTTTTCTGGCCCATTTGTTTCTATATTTCTATCTGCTATTTCTGTATTATATTTGTTAGATGTTTTTACGTATGTGTCAACTCCCATTAATTCTTTTGCTATTTTTTTCGCTTCTGCTGTTGTATTTGAACTTTCTATAATACTTCTATAATGTTTTCTTATTTTTCCGTTTGGTCTTTCCATTTCAGTATAGTTAACTTCTTCTCCTGGTGTATTTTCGTATATTCTTTCTACTTTATTTGTTGGAAGTATTTGCACTACTTGATTATTTTCTTTCTTTACAGGTTGTAAAGTATCCAAATAATTATTCATTTGTTTATATGTATTATAATCAAAGTCTTCTCCTAAATAACTATTTTTAATTTCATCTGTTAAACCTTGAAAATCAGGATTTGTTTTTTCTATCTGCTGTGCTTTATTTATTATTTGTTGCTTTCTATTTTCTATAATCTTATTATCTATTGGTAATTTTGACATATCTGTTCTTGTTCCAGTAGCTTTAAAATGTTCTTCTAAATAATCTCTCCATGTTGAATTTTCTTTTGAATATTTTGTATCCGAATTTATAGTTGAATCTATTTTTGCATACTGACCTTCATCTCCGTTTATCCAAGCCACATCTTCTAGTGGAACTTCTTTTGTATAAATTTTTCCTCCACCTGCATACTCTTCTGCTTGAATTTTTGATGTAGATACAAAGTTTCCATTTTCAATTGGTTTAGAAGAATATACAGTAACTCTTCCTTTCTCTAATGCTTTTTCTGCATCTTTCTTGCTAAAATCTCCCCATGTAAAACTTTCATCATCATTTATATTATTATTATTTACAACTTCATCAAATGTTTTTATGTCTTTAGGACTTCTAATTCCTACGTGGTAATCATCTTCCATCGGATTTGTACTTTGTATTATTTCGTACTGTTTTCTTTTATTTTCTGGTGCTTCTTCTATTTCTTTTTTTAATAATTCTTTTTGAGCTTTTTGTTTTTCTTCTGCTTCTTTTTTCTTCTATATTCTGATGCAGAATCGCCAGTTTTTCTTCTGCTTCTTTTTTCTTTGTTTCTTGTTCACGATGATATTCTTGTATTGCTTGTTCTTTTCTTAGCCTTTCTGCTTCTCTGTAATCCTGAATATTATCAAACCCCTCTTTTAACGCACGTATTTGTTCTTTTATTTTACCTCTTTGTAAGAATAGTTGTGTTTCACTTAATTCTTTTTCTAATTCATTTATGGTCTTTGCTATTTTTTCATTTTTAGGTAAATTAAAAGAATCTGAATTATTTTCAGATTCTTGTTTAGAATATTTAGTAGTAGTATTGACATCTTCATCTTGAGATGCTATACTATTCTCAATAGAAGAGTTAGCAACGTTGGAATATTGTATTCCTTCATTGAAATCTAACTCTTTGTTTTTTTTGTATATTTGTTTAAAATTGTTTTTGTTTATATAATTATCAAGATTGTTTCTTCCATATACACTTTTTATTTGGTTCTCGTTTATAAATACATCATTATATCTTCCATTGCCATTTATTTGTATTGGAACTATTATCTCTTTTCCATTATTATCTTTAAATTCTGTAACTACTAAATAATTATTTTCACTTGTTTTATATATAGCTTGTGGACTATCTAGATTATCAATTGCTTTAATTAACAATTCTTTTCCTAATCCATGATAATTCACATTCTTAGTTTGAAGTCCTAGCACCTGTGCTTCTTGTTGTGTATATATCGTGCTTTTTATGTGTTTTTGTGTGATCAACATTGGTAAATCTTGAACCCCACTATCAACCAATATTTTAGGTGTAAAATCTCTTGCTTTAACTTGCGTATTTGATGGTAATTCATTTTTTAATGCTTTATCTATTTCATTTGAAAAATTCTCACTAATATGATAATTAGTTGTATCATTTAATTTATTATTACTATTGTAAGCCTCGGTCCATTTGTAATATAAATCGTCCACGAATTGGTTTTGATTTTTATATCCTCTAAATTGATGCCATAAATATTTTATTTCGTTATAAATTTTTCTAAAAACTGATGGTTTTGTATTCGCTATGTTATTTATAAATTCTTGATTTCCAAATAATTGTCCTGATATGTCTGCTAATGCTTCATCATTTAATTCTGATGCCTCATATGTTCCTAAAAGTTTTTCTACTGCTATATTAAACTCTGCATTACTTTCTCTATATTTTTGAACCATATTACGCATTTCATCTGTTCCAATAGCATGCGTTAATTCATGTACTGCTAAAAATTCGCCGCTTCTATTTGAATTAGGATTTATGGTAATTGTTCCATCTTTATATGAACCATTTGCAATATTACCATTATTATCTGTTAAATTACTATCAAGTCTTATTTCAATATTTTTATCCGTAATAATTTTTTCTAACATATTTGCAAAATTTTGCGTTTCTTGGTTATTACTCCAATTGTTATTTACAATATCCTGTCTTAATTTATTTATTTTTTCATTGTCACTTTTTTCGAATTGATATTTTGCTATATTATTATTTGTACTAGTTTGCTCTTCATTTGTCACTTGACCTTGTTTTAGTGATTGACTTATTTCTTCATATTGTTCTTGTGTTATATTATTTTCTTTAATATATTGCTGTAATTCATTTTTACTTTTATCTGATAAATTTGATGTTTTTAAATCGTCTGAAATTGTTTTTTTATATGTATATTGATTAACTAAGTTTTTTTGTATATTATCCATTATATCTTCTTTATCTATTATTTTTTGTGCTTCATTCAGATATTGTTGAGCCTGTGTGTCTTTCAAATTATTCTGAGTGTTTTTGTATGTAGAGCCACCCATTCCTAACATATTTAATACTAAGGTCGTTAAAAATGTACTTTTTGTAGTTTCGTTTGTTTCATTCAACCATTGCTGAAAGTTTGGTAAATCTTTATTATTAATAATTTTATCAATTATATATCCTGCATTATTAGAAATTTGCTCTTCTAATATCTCTCCGCCAAATTCATACATTTTGGAACCAACCATTTTTCCTATTTTACTTTTTATTTTATTAGAAATTATATTTTCGGCAAAATCATCTAAACTTCCTTTTCCAAGTATATTTCCTCCTGTAATTTTTTCCGTTAACCCTTCTACGATTCCTTTTGCAGTACCAGTCATTACTGCTTGTTTTAAATTACTACGGTCTTCATTTAAGGTTTCACCTGCTGAATTTCCTCCGGCACTAAGCCCTGTTTCTATTATTCCTGAACCTGGTAATATATAATTCGAAACTGCAGACATTCCCATATTTCCTAATGTATTAGTTACATTTCCGAAATCTCTTGTAATATTATTTTCGAGCATTGAACCTATTTTAGAATGATGTTGACTTTCCTTCTTTAAGTAATCTGCTATATCTAACACTTTATTTGACCATAAATCTTTTTCATTGCCTTTTTCTTCTGCTTGTTGTTTCTTTCCAGTTACTTCTTCTGCCATTTCCAATGCATTTGCAATAGGAAATAATGCGGATTGCCCCACTCCTGCGAAATTGCTTTTTGCACCTTCTAAAATACCACTTAATACATGTGATATTGAAGAATTAATATTTCTTTTTGAGTTATCCTTATTTATTTCCATAGCTTCTTTAACTGCGTTTGTATCATACTCAATTGTGCCAGATTCTTTTATTTGTTCTTTTTCTTTCTCTGTTGTTACTCTGGCATTTAACTGTTTATTTTCATTTTTATTTGCTGTTTGATTTTCCTGTCTAAAATTAAATCTGTTTTGAGAATTATTATTTTCTTTACCTGGGCCTTGTATCATATCTTTAAGATTTTTGTTAACTACATTGTTATTTCCAGAAGTTTTCTTTAGTATTGGAAAATTATTTACTGTATTTTTTTCTTGTATTGGTAATTCATCACTACTAGTCTTTTTTTCTATTGGCAATGTATTATTTGGACTTCGATTATTTGTACTCTTAGATTCTTGTACCTTTTGAAATTTATCTGCATCTAAGTCATATTTTTTAAAATATTTTTTTCTTTCTTCTTCTGATAAATCACTTAATTTAAAGATTTCCATTTTTAACTCCTATCTAACTCCATATCCATTAAGAGCTAATGTTGCAGCAATTCCTCTTAATGCCCCTCGTGCCAATCCAGAACCAGGAGTATTTTCTAATTCTTTTTCTTTGTCTGATATTATTTTTGTGTTATTATTTGATACAGTTCTTGTATTACTTAGTGATGTTCTATATTTTTGTAAGCTTAAATTATATTCTTTCTGCCATTGAGCATCTTTTACTCTATCTCTTTCTCTTTGGTATGCCATATTTTCATTAAACTGTCTTGTATCTTCTTGCATCTTCTTATCATTTTGTAAAATTGAAAGCGCTGTATTGTATTGATTTTGTTTATTAGAGATTTCTTGATTTATTTGACTTAACATATTTTGATATCTTGTATCATATCTTGATTGTAATGTGTTTTCGTTACTTATTTTGTTTTGTGTTATTGTTTGCACTGTATTTAGCCTACTTTGTTCTAGCTGATTTTTGTATTGAAAACCAGAAAGGGCATTCTCAGCTATTTTTAAATAAACATTGCTCCAAAGCTCTGCTAAGGCTGTATTATTCGCATTTTTAGCACTAACAATTTGAGCGTTATAGTCTACTAAGGCATCTTGCAGTGACTGTCTCGCTGTTGCAACTCTGTTCTGATATGAATTATACATTGATACTCTAGAGCTTTCTGAATATCCTGAATTGCTTAATCCATTAGAAGCTATTTGTTCTGCTTGTACTCCATATGGATTTACTTGATTTTGATAATCTGTATATGCTCCTCTTTGCTCTTTTTGATAATCTCTTTCTGTTCTTTCTTTTTGTGTATTAATTTGGTCTACTGTTGCTTGTGTTTGCGCATCTTGCGCTTCTTTTTGCTTTTCATATGACTGCTGTAATGTTGAGTTTATATTGTCGTAATATTTTTGAGTACTGTCAATCATATTATTGTAAGACTTGTTTGACTCATTTATCATATCGTTAAATGTGTTGTTGTTTTCACTAATTGCTTTCTGCCTTTCTGCTTCAACTGACGTTAACCTAGAATCGTTTTGATCCACTGTTAATTTTCCATCATACCCATCAACAATATCTCGTTGTTGAGCAATCATATCATCATATCTCGATTGAACACTTGACATCTACTTCCTCCTATCTTTTTACATATCCACCAACAAAACATTGAACAGTAAAATTGTATATTTTAATTTTTTTATTAGATTCAAATTTAAATCTAATTGTTTTCCATTTTTTCTTTTTAATTTTTGGGACTATATATCCTTTAGTATTTTCATATTCGTTTATTCGGTCCCAACCTTTATTGTCGCAATTCGTTGATATTGTTACGTTTTCTCCGTCTAAGTTTAAAATGCAACCTTTTTTATTTGTCACTTTTTGTGAAACTGGATTATCAAAATAATCTTCACAGGTTGTCCAGTATGCATTAACATCTAAACTAAAGTCAAAAGTATATATTCCACCATCTTCCGTGCAAATATAGAGCTCATCTCCCAATACTGATGTTGCTGTTACATTCTTTTCAAGTTCCCAATAATACCACTCATATTCTATATGATTTATATTGTTCCATACTTGTCTTGAATCTGCTAAATATACATGATTATCTATAAATACAAGTAAATATCCTTGCCATTCTGCAAGTATTGGGTTCTTATAATTAGTTTCATTTAAAATCTTAGAATCTATCATACTAGACCTATGACTTAATACTTGTTCACTATCTATGTTACCTGTTATTCCTTCAAGTCCATAATCGCTAAATATACAAATATCATCATTAAAATTTACTCCTGTTGATACACAACCAATTGAAACATTTGAATGCGAACTTGGATAAACTTTCCCTGCAACACTGTCGATTGATGGCACATGATAAAATACAGATTGATTAGATTGGCTAGGCTCTTTAAACACCCATAGTTTTCCTGCTCCTGATACTAAAGCAGTAATTGGTACTGCATCTAGTCCTTCCTCCGAATAATCTAAATCGCTACAATATGCTGGATTATTCAAACTTGAATACCATACAGTATTTGGATAATCTGGATTTCCACTAAAAAAAACTCTATTATCAAATACTTCTAATAGAGTACATTTGTCTATTCTATCTCTATATCCTTCTACAGTTCTTGCAAAAGTTATAACTACATTATCTTCTCCATCTGTATCTGGAATTGATGGAGCTTCATTAAATGTAATATATCCAAGTGCGGGGTGTTCTGTGAAACCACTTACATTTGCACCATTTACTGTTACTGATACAGTTCCGGCATCAAAACTTTCAACATTCAAGTAATAATCTTTTGAACTTCCATCTCCTACAAATGAGTTTCTTCTATATGGAGTTAGCATATTTACTTCGTTATAATCTTTACCACCACCATCTGGTGTTCTTGATATACTTGTTGTTGGTATATATCCCACCACTTCTTGTACTTGTGAACCGTCATATTTATAATAACGTAATCCATCTTTTATATACAAAATAGATGCATAAATAAATGACTGACTTTTAAATGGATTCATTCCATTATTTTTAATTACTCTTAAATCATCTGTTTGCATATTGTAATCGTATAATGAAGTATCACAATGAATTATCATATGTTGAACTGTTGCAACTTTATATAAAAATAGACCATAGATTTTTCCATTTAATTGTTTAAATAGTTTTAATCCTGGTCTACTTGATATACATTTTCCTAATTCTTTATAATTTTTCCAAATGTTTACTGCATCTGGGCTTCTATATGCTGAAACGTGATTATTTGAAAAATCTACTCCCAAAAAATCAGAATACATCCTTGTTATTAAATCACCACTAGACATTGACTCCTCCTACAAATTTAAACATTCCTTGTGAGCTACGTGGATCAAGTTGTTCTTTTAATTCATTATATCTAGACGTAAAATATGCTCCATAATTACTTGAAACATCATTTCTCAATATATCAGAAGCAATTCCATATATCATGCAATCTAATGTTTGATTATCAAAATCTATTTTAAAATTGTCATCTGAATCTTCTTTGATTTGCTTTTTGTTTTGATAGTAATATATAATTGCTGTTCCTTTTTCATTAAACGTTACATATTCATCTTCTATATCGTAATCTACACCAGTTATCTTCTTTAAAAGTCTAAATCGTTCTAAATCTTCACTTAAGACAATTTCTTGCCCTTTCTCAACTTCTATTGTTTCTTTGACTACTTTGTCAGTTATTTTAGCAAGTTCATTTTGCACTGTATTTGCACAAGTATTAAACTTAGCTTCATAATCACTATCGTCAGTGTATGAAGTTAAATCCGGATTTAATTCTTCAATTACTTCATATACTTTTTTTCTTAATTCTCCTAAGGTCATTATCTTAATCCCTCGATTCCGTCCAAATAATTTAAGTTTTCTCTTATTTCTTCTCTCGTTACTAATTTTTGCTGTGGTAAAATATACCCTTCTGTTTGTGTCCACAAAAGTCTAGTTCCTGGTCTTAACTTCATTATTAAAGTAGAATCTTCTTCCATTTCGTAACTTTCACTTACTCTTTTGTCTTTTATATGTGTTGTTAGAACTAAATCTTTGATTGTTTGATGCACTTTCTTATCGTCTGTGTAGTCATCAATAACAGTACCTTCTGTTACTGTTATGCCAAAAAGCGGTGTGTATTGTGGTTCTATTAAAAATCTTTCTATCTTTTCCTGTTCTTTTCTCATATTTTTTCCTCCTTATAAACTCAAACTAAAATATTTAATATTCTAGTGTCAATTTATAAAAAGCCAAAGGGGTTTCCCCCCTTGACTTAACCATTTGAATTTTGTTATGTCTATTCTTTAATTTTTTCTTTAATTATGTACATTTCTTTTGGTCTTACAACTCTTGTTCCAAATACAAATAATGCTTTTACATAGTCAGCGAATTGTTTTCTACTCTTCCAGCCTCTACTTTATCTATTTGACCGGCGAATGCAACAGCTTTCCCTGTTCTAATTACATTGTATCTAGCTGTAGAATCTGTTGAAGTTGGTAGTAAATTTTCTACGCATACCTTTACATTGTTATATTTTCCAACTGCACCAGTTTTAGCTAATTCAACGTTGTTTGTTAATGTTTCTGTTAGCTCTCTTCTTAACGCAGAGAAATATTTAGGTGTAAATTCTCCCCATAAATCAGAGTTAGGGTTTACATTATTTTCATATAATGCTGTTAATCCTTCTTCTACTCTGTCTCTTGCATTTGTTTTAGTTACTGCTGTTGCTGAAGCTTCTTGTTTTATAGTTTCAGTTGCTTCTTTGTCGTCCTTGCCTTTATATTTAACACCATTTTCTGTTGCATCTTTAATTACATCAGCAACTGCTTCATCACCTTTATTGTGTAACTCTTTTGCCATTTCTCTAGTAGCGTTTTCCATAACGCCTGGGATTGATTGTGCTCTATCTACATCATCAAATAATTGTGTTGCATATTTTGCCTTATCAATTACTAATGTCATCTCTGTACCGTTTACTTTTTCAAACGTAATGTCTGTACCTGGTACATAATCACCTACGGTTGGTTTTACTGAACCTGTGATATGTAATACATTCCCATTCTTTATTTCTCCATCATAAGAATAATCACTATGTGTTCTTAATCCTGTTAGAACATCTAATTCATTTTGAATTTGTTTAGACCATAATTCTTGTTTAAATACTTTTGAACTCATATTTTTTACCTCTTTCTGCCCTACCATTTAAGTCTTGACTGCATCACGGCATTCCAAATTTTTGGATTGTTTAATTGTTCTTTAGTAAGTTTGTCAAACTCTTCGGGGCTATAATATTCTTTTATTTCATCATCTTTTGATAATGATTTCATGCTTCCCATCGGCTGCACATCCTCTTTTGGTTGCAATTTGCTATACATTTCATATATATCTGTTAGAGATGTATCTGATTTAAACTTTTGAGTAAATTTTTTAAAATCTTCACTCTCAATTGTTTCGCGTTTTACTCCTATTGATTCTAGTGCTTTTACATTTTCTATTTCTTTTCTTTTTTCAGCTAATGTTTTGTATACTAGTTTTTCTCTAGGCGATAAATCTGCAACTCCACGATCCATCATTTCATCTGTTTCACTAACAATCTCGTCATATCCAAGATTTATAATGTTGTTTGCTTCGGCATTTGCTAATATTCTTTCTTCATCTTCATTGTAAGAAGGCTTGCTAGGTATTTCTACACCTTGCTCTTGATAAAAAGCTTTTGCTTTTTTGGTCAATTCTTCAAGATTATTCGTGCCAAGTCCTGCACTTAATACATTTACAAGTTCAGAATATTTTCTTTCCTCAGCTTTTTTTGCTCTATTGACTCTGTCTTGAATTATTTTAGTCATTTGAGCTTTTTGTTCATCTGTAAATGACTTTTTATCATTTACTACCTCATTTGGTTCTGTTGTTTGAGTTTCAACATTTTCATTAGTAGTTGGCTCTACCACATTCTTTTCTTCTTCCATTTTTATTCCTCCCGTTTTAAGTCCGTCGACTATAACCTAAGTAGCTTTTCTCGTCTTCACTTGTTTTGGACATATATACAAAAGAAGATGTCCTACTCTTGGACACCTTCTGCTTGTACTTCTGCTAATGCATCTAAATATGCTTGTCTATCTGCATCTTGTAGTTTTTCTTCTTCACTACTCCAACCACCTGCAAAATTATCTTCAAATTCTTGTTGTTGTGTTTGTATGTATTGATTTGCTTGTTGATTAACAAGTTGTGTTTGTGCTTGTAGTTGTTGTATATACATTTGTTTTTCTTTTGATTTTTTAATTATTTCTAATAATTTTTGTTTTGGCATCGTACTTTTATCTGGTAAAGAATTTACATACAATTCAAGTTGTTCTATTCTGTCTGGAGCAAACCAACCTTCTTTCAATAAATTCTCTAACGAAAGCTCTTGTGCATATTGGTCATATGCTCCCATCGGTGTAACTTCTATCTTTACGCTTGCTTTTAAGTTCCTCAATGCTGAATTTGGAACTCTAACATTAATATATCTTTTTTCTCCAGTTAAAGTATCTTGTTCTTCTGTTTGTAAAACTATATTATCTCCATAATTTGTGATAAGCTCTAACCAATTTAATGCTACTTGTTCTATAAAATCCTTTAATGTTTGTACTTGATTATTTAATGTTTGTTGTGATGCATTTTGAACAGCCAAAATTGCTCGTCCAGATGCATCTTCTGGATTTACTGCACCAGTTGATATATCTCCTGCATTTTGCATATTTCGTGTTAAATCTATTAAATCATTTTGTAACTGTTGAACATCTGATGACATTTGTGCAGGAGAAGTAGAACTAAATACTCTATTTACATCTTCTGTTGCACCTTTTACTTGTATTGTCGCACCTACTATATTTGCAGAGTTTGGATTTAAAACCTGGTCTACATTTACTACCTTTTGAGGATATGCAGTATTTTTAGTTACTACAGCTCTTCTCATAAGTATTTTATTTGTTTCAATTTGGTTCGGTATTAAATTTCTTACTACCCCTTCGCCTCTTGAAAATCCTTTTTTATCTGACCAAGGCATATGTGCTACTTGATATCTTGTAAGGCCTGTCTTACTTGCCTTTCTTAATTGAACTAACTGCGTAGCTTCTGAATAATAAACTTTCCCATCTTCTTTCCACATTTTTGTAAGAACTGTGCAAGTTTCTTCTTTTTCATATTCTGAATTATCTCCAGCATTATGAATATTATCATTATCTCCATAAATTAAATTTACTTTTTCTTCTGATACTCCGAGTTGTCTTGCATATTCTCTAGCTTTAATTACCGGCATTCTTCGTCTTATTATGATATATGGTTGTTCTTGTATATCAGATGAATTTTCATTTCCATAGTAGACATCGGTTTTATTTAATAATTCATTTTCAATTTGTTTCTTTTTTATATCCCAGTAGCTATACAAAATACCTTCATCATTAATGCAACTATCTTGTGATACATTTCTTACTTTAGAATCCATTTTGGTTCTTTCCCATATCTTATTAGCTCTTAAATTTAATAACTTACATAGTTCATCTGCTATAGGTTTAAACTCTTTGTTTTCAAAATTTTCACTTGAATATACGATTCCCCATAAGTTTTGATTAATAACAGATATTTTGTAATCTACTATTGTTTGTATAAAGTTTATTTGTACTGGTTCAACTCCTTCAATTTTTAAACCTTGCCACTGATCGCCATTGTAAAATCTATAGTTTTTATCTGTATCTTCGAATATATTAAATAAACTCATATAGTCGACTGCTCTTTGATATAAATCCCATTCGTCTGTCTTTTTAACCTCTTTAATATCGTTCATTCGTCTTTCTCCTCATTTATTTTATTAAATCTTGTTGTCCTCTGGTTGTACCATCGTATCTATCAATATTGTTTAGCATTATATTTAGATTTTTAGCTTCTTTTTTTTCTTGTTCTATTTCTTTCTTTTTGTTTACAATGTTTTTCACTGCTGTTACCGGATTTTCAATTCTTTCATTATTTTTTAATTTCAAACCAACAAAAAATGATACTAACAAAACTAGTATCATCTCAATTTGGTTTATAGTCATTAATATTAATATTTTTACGAAATCACTCATATTACCGTTATTCTCTCTCCTTCTTCGCTTCTTTCATAGTGTCCAAAAAAGTCTCTTTCAATTACATTAATTGTGTCTTTATGATATGTAACTTGTTCAACTATTCTTAGTGCAATTGCTAGTGCCATGACTAAATCATCGTGTGCTCCTTCTTGTGCTTCTGGTCTTCCATTTTCATTATATATAAACTGTAGCATTTCTTTTAGAGTATCTAAGTCGTTTATAAGTTCTGAATTATCCCTTACGAATTGTATTAAGTTTGAAATTATTGAAGGTCTTGTTTTTGCATCTGTTCTAAATCCAAACTCCTTCATTGTGTTATGACTTATTTTCTCTTCATTTTCTCTAACATATTGATTTGGATAACCTAACCTATTTAACTCTCTAATCGGATATTTATCAAAGTTGTTTTCAATTCCAATTAATGCTTTATTATAGTACATTCCTAAGCAATACATCTGTTTGATATATAAATCTGGATCCAGTTGTTTTTTGAATACTGCACATTGTTTAAATGTTTTACTGTTTATTACATGTGCTGTAAAATAGTCTGTTCCATTTCCTGCTGTATCTCCACCAATTGCATAATTTACTATTTCTGGACTGTTTGGAACTTCATATATTTTTATGTATCCTTTCTTGTCTTCTACCCATTTTATGTTGCTTATTTTATTTTTAATGTATAATTGCCCAGTTATTGGATTTCTCGCTCCGTATGCTGGTAAAGTATCATCATAATCGTAAGTAAAATATCCTGTCCTTAAAGGTCTTTTTAACTCTTGTATTCTATTGTGAATAATCTGTGTATCGAACACACAACTTCCAGTATTTAAAAATGCTTCTTCTGGGCTTATAGGATATTCTTGATGAAATACTTCTATATCTCCACCACAATTGTTTCTTATACACCATCTACGCCATTCTAGTTGTTCAAGAGTTACTCCATATATTTCCTGTAATCTTTTTTCTTCATCTGTTAGTTCAAAGCCCGTATATGGCATTTGATATTCCTGTAATTCATTCCAGCCCACAAAAAAAGGAATAAAATCAGATTCATTTGAAACTGCTTTATCCCATAACTCTTTATAAAATTCATATCCATTTGCTGTGCTTTCTATTATTACCATACTGTTTTCATTGTTCGGTACTGTTTGCATTAATGAAATATATGCTTCTTTTTTATCTCCTGGCCAAAATGCAAGTTCTGATAAATGTAAGAAATTATATGTACCAGAACGTCCTGCTCCATCTCCTGCTGTCATACAACTTATTTTTGAATTTAACCCTGTATTTTCTTTAGTATTAAATATCAGTTCTTGTGCATTTCTTGCAACTGTTTTTGGTTTCATGGGTTCTGGTAAATTATCATAGTATAACTTACTCATTGTAAATAAATTATTTGTTGCTTTTGATTCATGTGTTATTATTCCTGCCGTTACATTATGTCTTGTTGCAACTTCTTTAAATAGTATTGCTTCTGTTAATGTGCTAAAACCCATTTGTCTTGCTTTTAAAATTATAATTCTGATTGGTTTGTGCTGTTCTTTTAATTCTTTTATTTTATTGTACAACTTCATTTGTGGTGTATTTAACTTGAAAGGTATTATTTTAGAATTTTTATCTCTTATTTTAAGATATTCTTCTATATACTTTTTAGTATTAATACTCATTTGTATCTTCTACTTTCTTTATATAATCTTCATAACTTAGTTCTATGTTCTTGTTAACTGTTTCAACTTTATCTTTATATCCTAGACAATTCTTTCCAAAAAATTGTGCAAATTGTGCATTGTATAGTCCACTCATTGCATTTACTAGCCAAACTTTTTCTTGAATTTCCTTTGCACGCGTATATGCTTCGGAAAATTCTTTATGTTTGCTTTTCCACTCGTGTAATGTGTCTATATTTACACCTATTTTATTGGCAAATCCTTGAAATGTAGGTATTTCTGTTGCTGTAATTATTGGAGTTTTACTTCTTAAGCTTCCATCGTTAAAATATTCTTCTTTATATGCTATATTTTGTGGCGGTATATCAAAGTATTCAATTATTTCATCACAATATTTATTATCGTATTTCGTTTTTCTTCCTCTCTTTGTCATTTATACCACCTTTTCTCTCTTTTTTAAAACAACTCTTATAATACTTACACTGCTTACATTTTCTTTTCATGCATTCTTTGTAATTAATCTTCATCTCTATCACACTTTGTCTTTCCTTCTACTGTTATATGTATTCCACCGCAAACATTTGTACATTCCTTGCACTTTTCTTCTATATGTTTTTTTATTAGTTCTTGTGTAGTCATAACAACACACCTCTTTCGTTATTTATAAAACACTATGTAACGATATAAATGTAGCTCAGCTCTACATATGCTCCTAAGTTTTTCTTTTAAGCAGGCAGAACATAAACCGTAATTTAATACGTTAAACCAGATTTCTGATTGTTTTATATATCGCTACATACTATTTTCTAAATATTAATTAGAACTCGCTAGGAAAGTTCTATATTATAATACATCAGTTTTTTTGAAAGGAGCTTTATTACATTCAATCAAACATAACAAACTTTATATTATCAGTTACCTAGCATACTGGTAATACCTAATCTAATTTGATGCATTTATTTTCAAATTTCTTATATGCATCAAAATACAATTCTTTTTTATCTCCGTTGTATGTACATTCATAATACATACCGTCAAATAATGTTGTACTTAATAATGCTTTATGATTTTGTAATGTTTTACAATACCATACGTCAAACACATCAAATTCTGGAACATTATCGCTTTTGTCTAAATGTTCTATTGCATATTGTTTTACTATTTCTTTGCATTTTTCTATAAATTCTTTACTTCCCATTTTCTATCTTCCTTTCATAACATAAAGAGCTAGCTATGCACATATAACTAACTCTTTGACACCTATTACTTTACTACTTGTACTAATTATACCACTTATTTTTAAAAAATTACGCCAATTTCACGCCAACTTTTTTAATTCTTTTTCTACAGTATATATTAAATTACTTTTCTTTCTTACGAAACTTCTTTCTGATAAACTTAAATTATCTATTGTTTGCCATCTAGTTTTTCTTTTTACGTAATAATTATCAAATATTAATCTTGAATCTACATCTACTAATTCTAAAGCTTGTCTTACTGCTTTGTATTCCTTTAACGCTTTTTGTAATTCTTCATCTTCTTGTAACTTTATGTATTGATTGTACACACTGTCTGAAATATTATACGGTGTTTTTGGCATTCCATCATTGTTAGGTACTCCTATTGTCATTATGTCTGCTCGTATATTTATAATGTTTATGCAATTATAATTATATCTTTTTAAACATCCTTCTGCTTCTCTGTACTCTTCTTTGCTTAATCTCATTTGTACCTCCTATTTTTTATTTTTTCTCTTATTAATTCGTCTTTAAAATTATCTAATATGTCGTATACTTTATTTACTTTAACTTGACTTTCTTTTCTTTTTGATACATCTACTAAATCAACACTTTCTAATTCTGTCATTGCTTTTTGTACTGTGTTGTATACATGTTCTAATTTCATTTGTATCACTTCCTATTCCACGATTTTTCCACACTTTGTGCACTTACTTATTGTTTTGTAACTGTTTCCCCAAAAGTCGTATTTGCTTGTTATTACAAAGTCATGCTCACAATTTTCTATCTTTGTACTTGCAGTTTCTGTTTTATTTGTATTTACTGCTATTGCTATGCTTGCTAGTACTATTGTAAAACATATTATAGTAGTTATTACACATGTTAAATCTTTCATCTCTCGTTACCTCCATCTGCTTTATTTTCAAAATATTCCTTAACCCACTCTTTATCATGTATTGGTGTAGTTAACTGTTCTGACATTAAATCTATTATCTTGTCTTTTTCTTCTATCATAGATAAAACTATTTCTATTGCAACATTCACTTCATCTGCTTTATCTATAATATAGTCTTTTGGTTCCGTCATTCCACTTATAAAAAATTTCACATCTATTTTTTCTAATATTTCTATTGCTTGTTCTTCTGTCATAGCTTGTCCTCCTAAATATCTAATTTTAGTTTTTCTAAAAAATCATTTGCTCTTTTTATTTCTCTTTGTAATTCATAAATACTGTTTTCTTCTTCTCTGCTTATATATTCTCTTGTAATTGTTTTTAAAATTCCTTTTAAACAACTTTCTATTGTTGTGTAATAACCTAAGTCCTTGAATATTTCTTTACCGTAATTTTCACTTTTAACATCTTGTACTTTTGTTTTTTCTTGTAATGTATAACAATTACTATTTGCTGTTATATAAAATCTATCTGTTACTTTTACCATTTTATTCTCTCCCTTCTAGTAGTTCTTGTAAAACATCTAATTTTATATATTCCTGTGCTTTAATGGTTGTAGCTTCATCAGGAAATTCTGCATCACCTTCAAATACAATTCTATATTCATTATTGTTTAATATTTCTTCTATCTTGTCTTTTATTGTTTGTTTTGTTATACATTCATTCCAATATGCATCGTTTAATATTTCATTGCTTTCTTTCAGTTCTTTATTCTCTTTTTGTAGTTTTTCCATATGTTCTTCATATTTTTCAATTTGTTTTTTTATTATATAATACTGTTGATTTTCTACTATATTTGCAACAGCACTTCTCTTTAATTTCTTACCATCTTCATATCCTTGCATATATCCTAACGCTTCATTTTGTGCTAATGCTATCATTTGATAATTATTATTCCTATCTTGTTTTAATTCTTCATTCTCTTTTAATACGATATGTTCTAATGCTTGGTCTATTTTTCTATTCGTTTTAATTCTATCTTCATATTTCATTAATAACATAGCATACCCATGTGTTCTTAATTCTTCTAATATTTTTATATCTTCTTCTATACTATTTCCCACTACTCGTCCTCCTCTCATGCTTACTATTATCAAATTGCTCTAACTTGCAATATAATGAGTAATATTTTTCAGCTGATATTTCTTTATACTTTTGAGTAAGCTCATAAAACTTACCATCTAATTCTATTCCTGTCTTTATTTCATATTCATTTTCCACTCATTTCACGCCTTTCTTTTAAAATCTTTAATAAAGCTTTCCATTCTGCTTCATCACACTCATCTCCATAAGAGTATGCTTCTTCTATATCTCTAATCATTACTTGAATATCTTTCTCTGTTAGTAAATCTATGTTGTTTTTTATTACTTCACAAATCCAGTCTACTACATATGTTCTTCTTCCTAATGCGTATCTTTCTGCTGTTACTAGTATCATTGACATATCTTCCGAATTGCCTTTAAACGATATACTATTTTCTTTCACTTAAAACACCTCTCTTTTGCATATCTGCTATAATTTCTTTCTTGTATATAATTTTAAATGTTGTATATACAATATCAGTTCTAAACCATGACATTTTATTGCATAGCCATTCTAAAAAATCTGACAAATAATCTAATATTACAAACGGAAATAATAATATGTAAGTAATAATATATAAAGCATTCATTGTCTTTTTATGTTTATCAGCCATCTTGCTTGTTATTTTTAAATCTTTTATTTTCATATTTTATTTACTCCTCTCAACTAAATAATTACATGTTACCATTTTATTTAATATTAATTCACACATAAAATCTTGTGCTGTTCTCCTATCTCTATATCTACAATTAGCTTTTTTATGTATTCGTGGGTCTGTATCTTCCCATTTGTTAATATCTATCATTACAGGACTTAAAATTATATATTGTGCTCCTCTTGAAAAACATAGATAATAACAACAATCATAAGGCTTTTTACATTTTTTAAATCCAACTTTTTCAAATTCTTTCATATCGACTATTGGTACTAACATATTTATTCACTCCTCCATTTCCTAGGTTCTCTAACAAAATATTTTTCGCATATATGGTCTATCTCGCAATTTTCACATTTATTATAATTTTCTTTACAATAATCTATAATTATTTTTACACTGTCTATTGGCTCTTCCATATTTACTCCTTTACCACTAAATTTGCTTTGATTAAATCGTATAAAATTTCAATTTTATTATCATAATCGCAAGTTATATTTTTACAAATAAATAACTTTCTACTTTTTATTGATATTTTCATTGCTATCTTTCTTTTTATATGCCTTTCTTCGCTTGGCATAATACTCTTTTTGCTAAGTAGTATATATGTATTAGAATTTTCTTTTTCAAATCCGATATTTTTCAAGTTCTTTTAAATCTACATCATCTCTTATTTTTAACATATCTATTCTCCTCCTAATAAATAACTCTAATTATATAACTGTTAAATTCTGGTTGATAATCTATACTTAGTCTTAAATCTTGCATTTTATCTATTCCATATCTTTCTATTTGCATTCCACATCTTAAATTTCCTATATGATTAGTTATTGCAAACTTTACTATATTTTCTAATTGCCTAGTATAAGCACTAGATACAGTTTGTTTATCTAATTTTTGTCTTAATCTTCTATTTGATAATCTTTCTGTTTCTAAATCATCTCTTAATTTTATAAGTTCTTTATTTAATCTTTTCACTTTTCCTTTAACACTCATCTTCTCCTCCTAATAACTCTGGATTATCGTATATATTTCCAATTACTTCAATTTCTGCTTTATAATAACTTCTTATTTCTCCAAATGCAAAACCCCTATCTTTGTTCTCTAAATCAACCAAAAGCCACATTCCATTTATGTTATCATATATAACTTTAAATTCTCCATCAAAAGCTGGTTCTTCATAATAGTAACAATCTAATAAAACTATATCTCCCTCGTATATTTCTTTTCCGTTTTTATCGTGTAGTCCTGTATATTGCATAAATTCATATTCTTTGTAATATTGTGAATTTAAAATTGTATTTATCATTCCGACATTGCTAACGCAACACCCTTCCCAATCTCCGTAAGTATCATCTTCATTGTCATATACCATTATATTTTTTACTTTATGCCACGCTCTAAACTTTATCTCTCTATTCATCTTCTCCTCCTAATCAAACCAACCAAATATTGTTGGTGTATGTTGCCCAGCTACTGCCAGTGCCCATTCATTGTGCCATTCCAAATCAATTACGTATTTACAGATATGTGCCAGTTTATTTTTGTTTTTTGTTTTAAATGTTATAAATAATATCTTATTTTTAGCTTTATATTTCTTAATATATTTTTCTATTTCTTTTAATGTAGTATCTCTATCTATGGATTGCTCCATATTGCCTAAAAATTCTTCAAGTTCTTCATATTGTTTTTTATTAAGACTATGTACTAATTCATAAAGATGATTAAAGTATTCGTAAAATTCTTTTTCAGTTTCCATCTTCTCCTCCTACTTTATAACAATTAGCCT